TTTATATCTCCCTAGGCACTCTTGCGAGTGCCGATTCTCGATTTACCTAGATTCCCTATGCGATTACGCAAGCGGGGGACAACCCAGAAGAATTGCTAGCATGGATGTTGTCTAACGCTCCAGAAGTATTCACGATACGAGTACGATACGTATTCGAAACGAGAGGCGAACGCAACCACCAATAGTCTACAGTACCAGCAAGGCTTGTTTTTATCCTATCTATATTACCCTTTCCAGCCCAGAAATCATATTGTGACTCTCCTGTTACAGTGCCTTCATTGTCCCCAAAAATCTCTTTTCTTGATAGCAAAAATACTTTATCACTGAATAAAGTCTGTCCTCCCCCATCATAGGTAGCCAATGCAACCTGTTTGTTTATATTCACAATCACTTCCACCAATTCTGGGTCAAGTAATGCAAGAAAACCTTTTGCATTGTAAGTAGAGGGCATGTCATACATTCCCTTACTTACCCAAGAGAAAGTATTGCTCCCACTATTCAGCCATTGGCGTAAGGCAGATATAGGATAGTTATTATTACCATATCTCATTTTTATATGGTCATTAATTGGAGTGAGATTATTCACTCCTGTTGTTGCTGTAACCACAATATCATCTTCAATGATTGTAGCCCTGTCAGCACCATAAATAGTAAGAGTTAAAGGAACATAATCACTTCTTGTCTTGATGAAAATCACACCACCAACTGGAACTGCCTTTGTACTAGTAAATGTATACTGTAAACTATTTGTAGTGAAAATATATTCCCCTGCCGCCAATTCAGTAGTAGCATTGTACATTGCCTCGGGGCCGGAGATTCTTCCAGTAGTAAGTAATTTATTTGCTTGGATTGTGAGGCTATGAGTAAGTGCTTCATTTGTTGGTGTATCATGGTCGATTCCGATGACATCCCAAACAGTCTCAACCCCGTTATACAATGCTGTGAATTGAGTTCCTATTGGGAAATATTGTGCCGCTTTCCCAGCCCTTACAATGGCTTGCACATCCCTCCAGCTCTCTATCTCCCAAGGCAAGGCATAATCAGAAACACTGAGTGCAATGCTCCTGAGATACAAGTTTATATCATCCATCTGCCCTGCATTGGGTTTTATATTATCAATACCCATTATTCTACCTCCGTATATGTTTCAACTATGTGGTCATCAACAACTGCTCTTGTAATGACATAAGTAATACCATCATAAGTGATGGTATCCAGTGCAGTTACCCTATCTTCAATATCATCTACACGACCATCCAGCTCTGTAATTGCTGGTTCATTGGAATATACCCCCCCTGCAGTCCAAGCAAGGGTTGTGGTGTTCCAGTAATACCAATTTGCATCCTCTATAACAAGATACACCGAGCCATGGTCAGGGTCTGCTACGTCCAAATCATAGGCAGTATCGTAGTGTCCTGCTACACCACCAGCTATTCCAATGGCAGTATCCCTAGCATCTTCTGCCAATCCCTTGGCAATGACTGCATCTTCTTTTGCAGTTACAGCAATGTCCCTTGCACCTTCTGCCTGTCCTTTTGCTATTACAGCGTCATTTTTTGCAGTCTGTGCATCTGTCTTCAGTTGGATAATCTCAGGAGTTGTTCCATAATGACCTCCCTGAAGCCATTCTTCACCATCCCAGAAATACCAATAACCATTCTCCAAGACAAGGTAGATATACCCATGGTCTGGATTAGTACTCACTAATTCTGCAACAGTGTCAAAGACATCCTTAGGACCATTGTTAAAACTGTTGATTCTGGTGTCGATGTATTCCTTGCTTGGAATCTTGTAACTCATAAACTACTCCTCTATCTCAATGGATAATTCACCATCTTCAATAACAAATCCAAAACTTCTTCCATCCCCTGATAATGTATGGGGGTACAAAGAATCTTTATGCTCAGTCATTCTCTCATTATAATAGTACCAATCATTCTGCTGATTCTCAAATAGGTCTAGGACTTCTGGATTTTCAGTAGTATCAACCATATCCATTTCAAATACTGGACCATATATTTCTTCAACCAAGGTTATCTTGTACCACTTCCATCTTGCAGTATTCTCATCATACAGTTTATGATATGTCAAAGTATCCCCAGTATGCTTGTCATACATAAGCAAAAAATTCAGATAATCTTTTGAAAGGTCAGGGGTAAATGAGTCTATGCCAGAAACAGATTGAAATTCCAAGATTCCCTTTGCAGTAGTCCAGACAAATTTATATCCTTTTTGCTCTGAAGCATCCCTGTCATCATACAAATGGGGAACTTCTCCATCCAAGTGTTGTCTTAATTCATCATTTATTCTTTTCAGCAAAGGTACTTCTGATGTAGGGCTTGGTTTCTTGAGATAGGAAAACACATCAGTAAGGTGTCCTCCCACCCATTGATACTTGTTATCAATGTTTCTCAGATATACTATTCTTTCATCACCTTCCAAATCACTGATGAATGGGAAATCACTAATCTTATATACAGGCTTATCACTCATACAATCACCTCTGTAACCAAACCATTGAAATAGGAATTGGAACCATTGTATCCTACAAACAAGGTATTGAACTGGAACAATTCAGGAATCGACCATTTATACATATTTCTCTGTACAAATACATAGATGTCATCCTGACCAACATACAAACTCATCTTGTCATTATCACTTACAACAGTGCCCAAATTCTCTTGATAGAGGGTACCTTCTACCTTTCCTTCCAAGGAAATGATAGTTCCTCTGAATACTACTGACAGATAATTATCACTGTCTTTTCTTATAGAGACCAATGTTTGTGCTGAACCATCTGTGGCTCTATATCGTTCTGGATAGGAGTAGGACAGTTGGATAGCCCCTTGGAAATTCTCATACCAACCAAAGTAGGCAGTATCATCATCAAGAAACATTTCCAATTCATCCACCCAAATCAAACTAGTTAATAGGGATGGTTCATTCCATCCTAGAAATATGGTTGTGTCCTCAAGAATCTGTTCTTCCCCATTTACATACAAATGCTCTATTTCATACGGTGTTCTTGGGGAATTCTCCAAATAGGAAATACTCTTATCCCCCCAAGTACTCCTTGGAAAAATGAGATAGTTTGCACCTCTTGAATCCAAGACAAAAGGGTGTTTGACTACAGACTTGTACAAGGAAGGCTTATAACAATCTTGGCTTACAGTAAAGAAAACTTCTTCATCATCACTCAGGGTAAATATTACAGGAGAGGTATTGGTAACAGTACCTTTTTCAAATACTTCAATTTCACCATCCTGACACTGGACAATGTATGTTCCTACACTCAACAATAATGATTGTGATTCTGGGTACTCTGGATAAAGAAATAAGTTATTCAATGGTTCTGCCAAATAGGAGCTTTGTGGAAGCATCTCTGAACGGTGAAGGGAAGGGGTAATCATCACCCTTCTTGATACAACAGGGTGTACCTGTATCAGGTTTGGATACATCACATTTGATTTGGTGAGAAAGCTCCTAAGCTTAATCATTACACTCTCCAGTCTACTTCAATGCTGTCTGTGCTATAACTCTTATTCTCAATCTTCACTGCACCACCAGCTTCAACAATGAAATCCTCTGTTGCAGAAAAGTCAGCATCCTCTCCATCAATGAAAACAGCATTTCCATCCTTCACCTTCTGACTCTCTGATTGGGTAACAGATACCATGTAATAACTGGAACCAGTTACGGTGACTTGCAATGACAATTGTCTAGGTTTCATGATAAGGATTATTGCATCACCTACTTCCACTACTTCGGATGACCTTTCCCTATACATGAATCCTTTACTGTCAAGATTTACAATTCTTGTCATATCCCATTCTCCTTAGAAATAAATCTGCCTGATAAAATCATTGATATACTTTTCTTTCTCATAGCCAATATAATAGTGCTTTCCTTCAAATACACCCAATCCATCCACCATTTGAATTTCCTCTCCTATAGTAATAGTCATGGTTTCACCAGACAGTGCAAAATGAATTTCATTCAAGGAGTCTTGAACACCAAAAGTATGATTGATTGTGCCTGTTGATGTCTTTCCACCTAATACTATTTCCTTGTTGTAGTTCAATGACAAACTAAGGAAATGGGTGTCATCTTCTACATAGAAAAGAGGTCTGGTTTTCTGGATGGAGTAGTCACCCACCAAGCTATAATTCTCTGTAATAATGGTAGTACCACTTCCCATCTCTACAACAATGACAGGGGATATTCCTGAGAAGTTTGCAAACTTGAAGTCAAAGGTAATGTCCAAGGTTTCAAAGTTGAATGGGAAGGTTAGTGCATAGTTTTCCTTCTTGTCTACTACAAAAGGATGGAAGAACTCAGAGGAGTATACTGAAGGATATTTGCAATCACTGCTTGGAATTATATTCACAACAGTCAACCTGTCCACTATGATTCTCAAAGGACTGTCTGGAGTGACTGTCCTGTATCCCTCAACAAGCATGGAACCAAAGGCACATTGGACAACCAGAGAGGAATCAAAAGATATGGTCTGCTCCATGGGATTCAATGGATTTATAAACAAGTTTTTGAATGGTTCATTGTGATACTCTTCCATCTCATCTGCAGTCATCAGATAGGATGACTCTGGGTTTTCCTCTTGGTAGGTATCATACACCTTGGCTATTACATGCTCCTCCAGATAAGGAATAATCTTGCTGATGTCTGAACCATTGTAGGGGGCACCATAGAATTTTCTCCAATACATGCCTATCTCAAACTTACCAAACGTATCAGTCAACTGGAGCAAGAAGGGTATCTTGTTGTTCTGTTCATCCTCAAGAAAGAAGAATATGAAATCATCAACTTCCATGTGGTCTTTCAATTGAAGATATATCTCTACAGGAAGTACCTCATAGAAATATGTTCTGGTTGCATTGTTCGTAACCTTTCCATTCACCCTGTACCTCTCTAAGGGAACCTCTGAGGGGAAGTTTATTACAGCTGTTATTACCTTGGTATCAAGGATATCTGGGTCTGAGAAGTCATGGTAGATATCCTCTTCCTGATGAATGAGTACAGCCTTCACTTCCTTACCTACAATGGAGATATTGTAGTCAAAAAGCCTACGTTTCACTTTCAATGAAGCTCTAGCCAACGATTCATATACACTCATTACATCACCTCTATAAATAATCCCTGATACTATAATAGTATGGTATCAGGGATTCTTCGATTAGCTGAATTTCCAGAAGGGATTATACAAACCCATTTTCAGGATATTCCCCTGCAAGGTATTGAATCTCTTCCTCTGAGGGTATATCCAAGTCAACATTGACAGAATCAAGAACTTCCTCTGGGACAATAACCTCTTCATCTGGGAGGATGACTTCATCTGATTCAATCTCAATATTGCTGATATCCAATTCAAAATCATCTTCAGGGAAGAAATCCTCATCATCAACCACATCATAGTCATCCCATTCCTCTTCGGAAAGAACATTGACTATATCCCCTTTCTCAAGAATGATTCCTGACTTCGGGAGTCGTACATCTTCAGTCAAAACAATCTGTTTCATATTATTTCCACCCCTTTCTGATATTCAGAGTCTGCTTGCTGGATTCAGCATGAGTGTTCTTTTCCCTTACCACAACCCTGTCATAGGGGGAATCTTCACTCAACAACCCTTTCAAGTTCATGTATTTCTTCTGTGCTTCCATCAGGGTCTTGCAGGAAAGGATTTCCTTCTTCAGCATGACAGCCTTTGGTTGGGAATATTCAAGACTCTCATAGTACCTGAGAACATCCCTGTTTACATTCTCATCAGCCTTTTCCTTGTCATCCTTCTTGTCATCTTCCTTGTCTTTCTTATCTTCAGGGTCCTCAGGATTCTCAGGGTCTTCCTTATCTTCAGGCTCTTCCTCTTTCTTTACTCCCTTCTCTTCCAGACTGCGTACTTGTTTCTTGAGTTCAAGGTTTTCCTTTCTCAGTGCATCTCTTTCCTCTTCAACACCTTCTGCATAGACAAGGGCTTCCTTGTACTCAGAAGCGGAAATCATACCATTCTTCTCTGCTCTGGTGATATCAAGCATTTCCTTCTGCTTGGAAGAATACACTTTCATGGAGTCCAAAAGCTCTGTAGCCATCTGGTATTTCTCTTCAAGTTCCTTCTTCTCAGATTCCAGAAGTGTCACTTTTTCTGTGAGGGAAACAACATTTTCCTCAAGTGATTTCTTCTCATCATTCACCTTGTCAAAAGTTTCACCTTTCTTGGCAAAATCTTCCTTCTTGGCCAAATCCTCAGAAAGGGCTTTCTCAATATCAGCCTTTACATCAGACGCAACATCACCCTCAAAATAGGTAAGCAATTCCTTGTAGGCAGAAATCCTTTCGTCCAACCCCTCAGTCCCCTTGGCCTCTTTGAAGGAGGAGAGGAGGTTCAAACGGAATGCTTTTTCCTCAATCGAGGTCATCTTTTTATTTTCTTGCATATCCTTCTCCTTATCTTGTACCTCTTCACTAAGAGGACTATTCTCTATCTTAACTTCTTCTTGTTTCTCAGTATCAACCCTGTCACTATTCTCCCCATACACTTGGAATGAGGGATTGAATACAAAGTCTGCAACCCTTTCCAGTTCATAGGTGTCAGGGTCGATGGTGTGGTTGTCTTCCTGAAATTCACCAAAACCAGAAGTGGAAAGACCAACTTTCCCACCAGCTTCAAGCATCTCAAGAACGTCTGCACCCCATCTACCTACCAAATAGGCATCTGCAATGACAACATCTTTTTCCTCATTAAACCTGAGATTACGCCAAACACACCATATGTCCTTGGTGGAGCCATCACCGTCAGGGTGATTCATAAGTCCATAGGTGGATTCATTCTTCATCTTCTTGATTTGCTTTTCCCAGAGTTTGGAAGAGTATACTCGTTCATTCAGATTCTTTACATCAGGCTTGGAAATGGAAAATGTATAGACAGCCTTTGCCTTATAGTTTTCTTTCTTTCCAGATTTTTCTTCTATTTGGATAATCTCTTCTTGACCTTCCTGCAAAGGCTTCTTCTGATAGTTATCAGGATTAAGGATAAAGTTTTCTACCAATCTTTGTTTTGCCATGTGTACAACCCCTTCTATTATAATAGTACGATAAAAATTAGATACTACTATTTTTCAACTTCCTGCAATTTTTCCTTGGTCATTTTCATCTCTTCACGAATGAAGGAATAAGTTATCTTGTCACTCTCACTAGCCCTATCCACAGAGGATACCAAGTAGTGCCTTCTCCCTAGAATTCCCTCAGTGAGATGATGCTCTTTCAAGGTGTCAAAGTATTGGGAGTAAATGATTTCCTCATCAAGCAATTGCTTTCGTATCGCCTCATGGAATCTCCTCCCCTCTTCACTCTCAAACCCATAGTCAGTAGACGTATCATCTGCAGAACTTGCATTGGCTTTCATCCTGTCTGTAATCTGTTTGATAAGCAAGTCAACATCCTCTGGTTCCAGAAATGAGAATTTCTTGAATACGGATTTGACCACCTCTGGGGGTATGTCTGTGTCCTGTGCCCCAAGTGCATTTTTCAGTCCATCAATGATGTCATTGGCAAATCTCAAGGAATCCTGTTTCATCCTCTGCCTGTCAGAAGCTTCCTCAACTATGGGGAAGTTCATGGACAACTCAAACTCAGTGAATTCCTTCTCATGCTTTTCAGTCATAAGGAAATGCAGTCTTACCAAGTGTGTGAGGTTCTCAAGTATTGCACTCTGGATTGAGAATATTCTTCTCCCAAAGGGCTTTGATTGTTGCAACAATGATTGACCTGAAACACCAAAATTACCTTGGTCGGGCAACAGGTATCCCTTGGGTATTCCAGTACCCATAATCAAATCATCACGCAACAACTCAACATCATGAATCTCATCAACACTCAGGTTGTTCTCTACTGTATCATGGGTCAACAGACCTTCAGGAATCCATATCTCGGAACCAATGGAAAACTCTTCCTTGTTCTTATTGACTATCCCAATATTCTGGAATTCCTGCTTGCATTGGTTCACAGCTTCCCACTGTTCAACCTCAGTCATGTTTTCAGAAGTCTTTACTGAATAGATTTCCTTGGGGAACTTCAACACCCTTGTCATTGCCATCATATTCTTTGAAGCTTTCAGTTGTCTGAAAGGTCCTATGTTGTTGATGAACAATGGTCTGCCATAAGGCCAGAATTCAGACTTTCTGGAAATCAACCTATGGTGCATGACAGCCCAAGGAGGAAGGAACATATCATCAACAATAAAGCCCAACAGGTAGGAACGATAATTCTTTGATATCTCCTTGCTGTCTGCCATCTCCAGTGAGTCAACCAAATCCTTGATGGATGCAAACTTTGAGTAGTTGAGGATTGAATCCTTCCTACCTTTTCCCTTCATCATTTTCTTTACTTCAGTTGCCTTGAATTCAAGCCTCTTGGTCAGAGAATATACATCTACAGGGGTTATCCCTATTATTCCTTTGTCAGGTGTATAATCAAGTACATCAACGGAATCACCATAGGCAACTAGGTTTGCAGAAGTGTCACGAATATATGACTGGTTCACCCCCCACTTGTCAAACAAATCAAGAATCTCTTTGGCTACTTTGGGGTCTTTGGCCTTTGCATCAACTATCCTCATATGATTGTCTGCCTGAGCAGTTTCATCTGCATACAAATCTATTGCCTGAGCAATGATTGAATCATTGAAAATCATATAATCAATGTCCTTGTATCTGCCAAGCCTGTCACCCAAGGTATTGGAGTTGTCACTTGTTTCTGAGTTGTACCAATCCCAGAGTTTTTGAATCTCTGGGGTAAGTTTTACTTTTCTGGACATGCCATTGTCATCGGTAGTTTTTGGAACAATGCTTTTCTTATCTGCAATTCCACTATCCGACTTGACAACCCCTATATTGAAGAACTTCTGTAATCTTTTTGCAAATGGTTCTGCCATACTATATCCTTAAAAGAAGTGTTTCCTTCCAGATGGTGACTTATCATACTTTGGTCTGTTCCTCTGGTTCTCAGATGCTTGGAACGACATGGGGATATGTACTGCAGAAACGGTAAAAACCTTCTTATACGTTTTTCCATTCTCTTCAACAAACTTGGGGATGTCTCCAGTCATTGGAAATTCCCTTATGATTGTTTCCCCATTCTCCTCATTCCTATACTCGTATCTCATATGCTCACTCCCTCATTATAATAGTACAAGTCACTTCAAAAGCTTCAAATGGTTTTCCCATACATAAATAATGGTGTCAACCCCTGAAGTAATTTCATTGGCTATCTCCAAATATGTCATGCTTCTCATAGACCTAGGTTGAATCTGATTGTCCTTGGCATGAATCCTTCTCAGTACATGGGCAAGGCTTTCCACATCACCCCTATGAACAAAAAACCCTTTGTCCCATTGAAATGTCCAAGAGCCTGTACCATCATGTAATACTGATACTTTTATGAGAAAGTGAGTCTCATCCAGTTTCTTCATCTGTTTCATAGCAACCTCTACCTAGCTACTGATATAATGGATTGAATCAACAGTTTCCAATCCTTTGTAATCAACTTGTCAAGTTCCTTATATACATCTTCCCATCCAGCCTTCAAATATTTGGGTTGAAGGAAGTAATGCTGGAAGTGTTCTGCAAATACCTCATCTGGTTTAAAAAGATAGTTGGATGAAGCCAACCCCATGTTTTTGGAAACCAAGTCATCCCTGTAATCCAATTTGAAATGATTATCAAAAATATGCCCCATCTCATGAATAAAAACTCCCAACCAGATAGTCCCACTCCTACTGATTTCCTCATGGGCAAAGTTGATGGTAATCTTCTTCCCTGAAACATAGGCAATTTCAGAACTACCTTTATTTTCTTCCCTACTTAATTCAAACCCACTCTTCTCAAGGGCAATCTTCATGTCATCAAAGGATACTGTTTTCTTATCAAACTTTGGAGTAATAAGACTTTTGAATTTGCCCCATCTCATAGTAAATAGAGCGTCACAGTACTGAAGGTATTCATTCCAAGAATTAAAGTCAGAAGGTGCATACAAGGTATCCAAACTAGGGATAATTTCTTTATATTGCCCCATAGGTTCATAGTCAATATTGTACTCTGATTTAAGCTTGTTCTTAAAAAACAACACCTTGTCTGCTTTCCCTTTTTCAAAGTTGGCATCAACCATGTCCTTCAACATGGCTATGGTATCTTCATCATTTTCCTTGAACCTTAATACTCTCTTCATGCAGTTACCCTTACTATAATAGTCCTACTTTTTCTTTCTGGTAGCCAACCAGTGCTGAAGGATATACCCACCATACACCCTTGTCTTTGAGGCATACTTATATGTCTGTTCTGAGGATAGCTTTACTACCTTTGCATAGTCACAACTTGTCACGTTTTTCTTCAGGAGAACTTCAGAGGTAAGGTCAAAGTATTTTCCCTTGTAGCAGTTCCAAGCATGGTCTAGAGGGATTACCAAATCAGCTATACCTTCAACATATTCAATCTCTGGATGTTCCCATACAAGATGGATTGCATTGGTGTAGCATTCATTCTTCTTCAAGGTGAATCCTGAAAGAAACTCATCTACAATTTCCTTCAACTCAGGGATTGACTTGTAGGATACACATTTTACAGGCTCTGCCATCTGCATCTGCCATTCCCAGAAGTCCTTTTCCTTTGTCTGGGCATACATATCATTCATCTGCTTCATATAGTACAGGGCACTGTTCTCATGAAGTATTCTTTTCATTTTACACCTTCAAAATATTGTTTTGGGTTCAATTTGGTTTCTACATAATCACCATCCCACTTATTTGTAGGAGAAAAATGTCCTTTCCTATCTGGGTCAAAAATCTTACCTTTTAGCCAAGTTCCTTTTTCCCAAAGACCCCCCTCCCAAGTTCCGTTTTCCCAAGTACCAAACTTCCAAAGACCACCTTTCCAAATACCTTTTTTCCAAGTTCCATTACTCCAAATTCCATATTTCCATGTACCTTTTTTCCAGATACCGTCATACCAAAAACCATCTTCCCATATACCATCTTCCCAAGTGCCATTTTTCCAACTACCATCTTTCCAAGTGCCTAATTTCCAAATACCATTATCCCATGTACCATTTTTCCAAATCCCATTTTCCCAAGTCCCGTTTTCCCAAAAACTAAACTCCCAAACCCCATTTTTCCAAACACCGTCCTTCCAAAATCCGTCTTTCCAAACCCCATCAATCCAAAATCCATTTTTCCAGATTCCATTTTGCCAAGTCCCATCAATCCAAGTTCCAGAACTCCAAATAACTAGATTATCTTTGTCTACAAAAAATTTAGAATTTTCTGCATTTATAGTTTTGTTTTTTATTCCTAAGTCTAGCCAACTCTCCCCTTTGGTATAGTCCTTATTCAGAAATTCTGCTACAACGTCAAAACTTCTTGTACTGAAAAAGCAAGCCTGAATCGGTTCTGAGGGATGAATATATCCTCTACCGCTGACATCTGCAAACCCACCATAGCCTAGTACTCTATGCAAAAGATAGCTCCACTGTACTGCTGGTTTCCCCTGTCTATAATAAGCAAGATTTCTTGTAATATTCCACATGGACATGATTGCATTCCTTTCCTTAGCTTCTTTAGTCCATTTAATGAAATAAATATCAATAATAGAACCTATATCCTCTAAATTCCCATTAGCATCTTTTAATAGCTTTTGATATTCATCTTGATTGGAAAGAATATGATTATTTAGTGTCTTTATATCCTTATCATATTCTTTTGATGTATAATCTGTATACATGTCCCTGACAAAGTTTACATTATTCTTAACCTTTACCAACCAGACATAGGGAGAATTCCCTGCAAAAGGTACAGCTTTTCCTACACTTTTTATTGAGTCTACTCTATATTCTTTCCAAATCGTTTTAAGTGGATAGGTATAAATGGCAAGGGGAGTATCGTATTTGCTACTAGGGTTTATTCCCAGTTTGTCTATGGCAGTAAAGGAAATGAAATAGTTTTCATCCTCGCTGTATGGCTTTAGTGCCTCATAAGCAGATATCTTTGGGTTGAGTTCTGGATTCTTTCTAGCTTCCATCAGATTGACTAACTCAATATCCTTAACTTCTAACATTCTTCTCATATTACACCTTCAAAATATTCTTTCGGAGTCAGCTTGGTTTCAACATAGTCACCAACCCTCTTGTCTGTAGGAAGTGGATGTCCCTTTTTATCAGGGTCATAAATAGTGCCCTTAACCCAAGCCCCATTTTCCCAGACACCTCCCCTCCAATGTCCATCCTTCCAAGTACCACCCTTCCAAGTTCCACCGTTCCAAACACCATCCTTCCAAAACCCATCCTTCCATGTACCATCATGCCAAACCCCATATTCCCAAGTACCATCCTCCCAAATTCCATTTTCCCATGTGCCTGTATACCAATTACCTCCACCCCATATACCATTCTTCCAAGTGCCCCTGTACCAATCACCAGTTGACCAAAGACCATCTTCCCAAACGCCAGTACTCCAAACACCATCCTTCCAAAACCCATCCTTCCAAGTACCACCTAGGAAAGAACCATTATACCAATCCCCCTTCTCCCAAGTACCATATTTCCAATAACCATCAAGCCACACACCATCTTTCCAAGTACCAAATCTCCACTCACCATACTTCCATTCACCACTAATCCAAGTACCATCGTTCCATACTAAAATTGGGTCAGCATCATAATCACTCATAACTGAAGCATCAGCATTTTTTACTTTTATGATTCCTAATCCCACTCCCTTCTGGAACCAGTAATACTCATCATTATAATCCTTATTCAGGAATTCAGCAACTACATCAAAGCTTCTGGTGCTGAAGAAACAGGCTTGTATTGGTTCTGCAGGATGGATGTGGCCTCTTCCCTCAACATCACAGAATCCACCATATCCTAATACCCTATGCAGTAGATAGCTCCACTGCACCATAGGCTTTCCTTCCTTGTAATAAGCAAGATTCCTAGTGATATTCCACATGAACATGATTGGAACCCACTCTTTAGCCTCTTTTTCCCACTTGGAAAAGTAAGAATCAATGGTATTGTTTATAGTATCCAAATTCCCATTATCATCTTTTAGTAATTTCTGATATTCCTTTTGATTAGAAATGATATGGTTCTTTAGTATTTTCATATCACTTTCATACTTTTTCAATGGATAATCACTATACATGTTCTTGACAAAGTTTACATTATTTTTTACTTTTATCAGCCACACATAAGGGGAATTTCCAGCAAAGGGTACTGCCTTTCCTACACTCTTAATAAGGTCTACATTATATTCCTTCCAAATGGCTTTTAGTGGATATGCGTAGATGGCTAGAGGTGTATCATACTTACTCTTTGGGTTAATGCCAATCTTATCTACAGTAGTAAAAGATATAAAATAACTGTTATCATTACTATAGGGTTTCAGTGCTTCGTAAGCTGAAATCTTGGGATTCAATTTGGGGTTTCTTCTAGCCTCTGTCAAGCTGACCAATTGTATGTCACTGATTTCCAACATTCTTATCATGGATAAACTCCTTCAGTCTGGTAAAATCTTCCTCGATAAATCCTAATGCAGTCAATTCATCCCTATTATCATCATACAAGGAAACCTCTTGCTCCTGCAAGAGAATTTCTATTCTGTTTTCATCATCGGCATCTGTTTCCAAGTACCACACATCAGTTAACGTATGAAATACAGAGAAACCATCAAACTCAAATTCATCAAACTCTTCATTTATAATAGTTGCTTCGTCATTCATTTATATACACCTGTAACTGCATGAAACAACTTTCTTGCTACCTCTGGTACATCATACCCCATAAGGATATAACTGAACAATTCTGGGAAACCTTCAAATGCACCCTTCATCTTAGCATATCCAGTAACAACTGCCATTCCCAAAACTTGACCTTCTATTGCCTTGAATTTCTCATAAAGAACTTGATAATTCTTATTCTCTAGGATTTCTTTTCCTTCCTCATAAGAAAAATAGAAGTCTATAGTATCCAATGTCCCGTTATAAATAAGCAATTCATAGATAAATCTTGTTTCATTATCAGAAATAAAAGAGTCCAATAATCCATTATTGAAAATCCTATCAATATCACCCACTCTTTTTGGTTTATTTCTATCCAATGCCTTTGTATAAGCATCAAACAAAATGGAAATATGATTCTTTTCAACCTTCAACTTACTGTCAAAGAAAGCCTTGGAAAAGAAAGACCTTTTTTCATCGTCCATCAAATCCCAATATTTATGACCAAACTCATGGATAAGTGCTCTAGCAGTTTCCTCAACATCCTTAACACTATAGGGTGAAGATAATAGAATAGTATTCTGACTTAACCCTTCCCATCTACCCCCATAATCAAAATTTGGTTTCAACTCAACATTGATAATTGTACCATTAAGAATAAATGAAAACTTTGATTTTCTCAGTATTGACAAAGCTTTCTCTATAGCAAGTCTTGAAAGTTGTACCCTTTTCTTTGTTACCTCAGGGTCTTGATGTTCATCAGACCTCCAAGAAACAGATACTCCCTGAATCTTATCAGTGACAGACTTATAATAATCGGGAGCAACCCCCTGAGAAAAGGTAGAATCAAAGTACAGATAAAGTTCTTCAAAAGCATTCTTTCTCAATCTATTGTATTTCTGATAAATGCTACTGAGATTATCTTTCCAGTTATTCAACAATATGTCCTGACCTTCTGGAGGATATTTTGAGATATCTGTACTTGACCTGTAATCAACATTATATTGCTGAGATAGAGAATAAGCCTGAGATGAACTCATAGGAAGAAACAGATAGTTCTGAATGAATACAATAAATTCTTGTACAGCAATCCTTGCCTTATTCTCTGAATCATCATTGCTATCCTTATTCATAAGACTCTTAAAAACAAAAGTGTTAAAGTCATTAGACCAATCTATATAAGCCCTCATGACCAATAGGAAATCCTTTACTGTCTTGATTCTTCTGAGGTTCTTGGATAGATTGGTTGCATCCCTATCAAAATTTTCTATATCTCTTCACTGTATTGCTTCTTTCAACCTGATTATTCTTTTCATATTAATCCCTTATATAGTCAACTAATTGATAATCCCTACTGATGAATCCAACAGGAATCTGGTGTTCTTTCTTTAAGAAGGAATTTATACTTTCATAGTCCAATGCAGTATACCCAACCACTGTCTTGAGAAACTTGAGAAAGGATTCTATCATTCTATAGTATTGTGAATCCCTTCCTGATGGAAAATCTTTTACAAAGTCCTTATTATAAGTACTGAAATAGTAACCCATCTCATCAATAATGAGAGTAATAGTATAGTACTTATTTCTTTTTCCTTCCAAATCCCTTTGTGCATAGGCAACCCCCCTCTTCCCTTTTCTAGGAAATTCCTTGAACCATTGGATAAGATAATCAAAGGCTTCCTTAGCACTGAGCAATCCTTTCATTGATGGAGTATCTATGCCTTTTATCTCCATAGAAAGTGGTTGTAGGAATTCCTTAAATTCAAAGATTTTTATATCATTGAAATTACCTAGAAGTACTCTATACCAAACTTCAGTATAACAAATATCCTTGGCAATCTTCATTTCTGCTTTTGTTGCTGGGGGTTCTGCATACCATTGATAGAACCTGTTGAGAATCCTCTTTTTTACCTCGTCAGGAATATCATCTCCTAGAAAGTAATTCAAAGAGCTATAATATTTTACTAAGTCAAGCACATACTTAAAATTATGAAGATACTTGTCTCCTTTTTCCTCTGCCTTCTGAACTGCGGTAGCATAAAAAGCATTAATCTCATGAGTCTGAAGACTATAATCCAAGAACCCTGATTCAGGTTGAAGAACTGGTTTTCCTACCTTGTTTTCATCACCCCTAAAATAATCATAGGCATGAGTTATTTCATGAAGAAGTGTAGACTTTGCATAGGAATTTGAAATAATCTTATTGATTTCTTGAACTGATTTTGATTCATTGAAATACTGGACAGAGGTAAGAATCTGTTCAGTACTTTCCTTAGTCAGGTATACAACTATGGCATTCTCAACACTTGAGTGATACCCTAGGTTTTTATTCTTATCATTAAAATTCTCGATGGATATACTCAAAGACTTTTTGAACTTATGAGTAAAACCCAGCATATATTCATAAAAGCTAGAAAGAAATTTTGAATTATACACCTTACTAGGTACAACTGTTACTGCATTACTTTGACTGTCTTCCATAATAATATAACCTATATCTAAATTCCCAGTACTCTGTAATTTTGCTTTTCTAGCTAATATCTTGTCCCTATCACCAAGATAGTTAAAAGCATTCTTATTAATTGCATAGATAGCCTTACTTATATAAGGAATCAACTTATCCACAAAGATTCTAATTTCTCTCTCAGATTCAAGTGTTTCCACAAATCTTTTAATCCGTATCATACCTATCTCCTAAACACTATCAATATGCCATTGCAAATCAATGATTGCCAATGGGAAGAAACAACTTTCCACTGTTTTCTGCTCTTACCCATTCCATAACTCCTAGGGTTCTAAGAAGGGAATCCTAACCTTTCATCAACCAACTGATAGAAATCACTTACCATCTGGTTGAATAACTTTATATCCTTTTTCTTTAAGGCTAGAAAATACTGTGACCTCTTTATAAATCTTTCCATTGATTCATTGGAAGGCAGTTCACCTGTCTTATCCAAAGTCCTCTTATATTGCTGAAGTGAAGTAACCAACCAAGGATTCACCTCAAAAGGTGAAGTATAATATTTATCCATATTTGTATTTGAATAATTGGGGTCTTTTATGGTATCTGGAAATAAGAAATTTTGAATCAAATGAATGAACTCATGTTCAAGTGTTTCCAACCCTTCCTCAACAGCAAAATCTAGAAATTGAGGAATCTTTCCATCAAGTTTGAATATCCAATCATCATTAGAACAATAAACTGTGTAGTCATCAGGGATAACAGTGACACCAATGAATTCAGAAATAGATTTGGTAAACCCCCAAGGTGATAAAACAAGTTCCCTTCTAGAAGGGGAAAACATCCCTGTATATTTTCCTGATTTTTTATATCTTATTTTCAATACTCTTTTTATTTTTGATAAATCACCGTACTTTGATACATACTTATACATAGCAAAATCAGTAGTAATTTCTTTTCCAAGTTTTATGGTATTGAATATATCAGTAGTTGTTTGACTCATAATATAATCAAACACCCTATTTGCAAATTCTAGTATTCTTTCTGACTTGCTTCTCTGCTCATCTGTTATTCTGTTTTTCCATTCATCTCTTAAATAAAACTTAGCAGTCTTTACCTCTAGAGAAACCACATAGGCCAAATGCCCTGCATATAACTTACGTAAGAGTACAGCCATGTCATCCAAGAAATTCTTGGGTACTTCCATGAGCTTCTCTTGCATTTTTATCATTACTTTCATAAACAACTCCTTCTCTTATAATAGTCAGTGAATTATAAAAAGATGGAGATACATATATTCAGGTTACTGGAGTATTCCCCTATTGATAAGAATTTCCAATACCCTCAACATATGCTTGTCTAGAAATACAATCATCTTGGGGTTTACTTTAAGAGGGGGGCCGTTGGCATAGTTTCTTCCATAGAGGATACCATTCTGTTGGTACAGCCAACTGAGCCTCAACCAGAAGTCAGGCATTATCCCTCTTTGGATATTGGTGCCTTCTATATACTTCTTCTGCCTTCCAGTACCAACCCACTTTCCCCTGCCCTTTGGGGTAAAATCAAACTTGGCATCAGCACCAGTTCTCAGGTGTATCCTGTCATCATCCAATGAAAGGGTATCCATCTGGATTGTAACCTGATACTGGTGCTTGTACGTTCTCTGTTTCTTTCTGCTGTGTGACCAGAGTGACTTTTCAAAGTAGTAAGGTTTGTACTGAGGATAACTGCTTGTGGTAATCAGGAATTTGGTTCTTGATTCCCCCAGATTCTTTCCATCATACACTGAAATCTGCTTGACTACTATGGTCTTGAGTACATCCCTGTCCCTATATTCATATCTGTTTTTCATATGGGTATAGGTATTGGTCATGAGTTTCCTAAGAGTCCATCCCTTTGTATTCCTTATGCTTCTAGGCATGATTAACCCCTAATGACAACTACTTTTGTGAATTCCTTCCACTTACTCATGATGGATTCCTCAAGGTTGTTTGCCCTTTCCATAAGTTCTGAAGTATTCATTGCAGTGCCAGTCTCATAATCAATCTGACTTCTCAGCTGACTGAATGCCCTGAGTACGTTGGATTTTGCAAGTGCCTTCACTTCCCCCTTTCTTCGATAGGGAACATCATCCATGTTCTCAGAATACTTAGCCCACGTGACAATCAATTCACCGGCTACGGTGGTACTCCCCTTAATCACCTTGTGTATGGTGTCAACCCTGATATTCTGTGCCTTGATTACACCTTTTGCACTCTTGGCATAGGCATTCTCAAGGTATCTAGCCTCAGTGATTCCATAGTCATAGGACGTTCCATAATAGCCAGAAGACAATTTCTGAGTTGATATCAGCAATTCATTCATGTAGGGAGAGCCAGTCCTACCCCCATTGACTGCATCTGTATTGATTCTTGCATCTATGATTCCATAGGTCTTATCATCAGGAAAGGGAATCTCAAATGTATTAGTCACCATATGTGAGGTTTGTTCTGTAATGGGGAACCAAATGAAATATTGCCTGAGTGCTGGGGCAATCATCAGGGATTGAATCTGCTCTCTTGTAAATTCCAAATCAGCTTCAGTAATTACTGGGTATCCTATTTCCATGAGTATCTCAGCATAATCAGTTTCTGATATAGTTAATGACATTGCATATTTCTCCTATATCTTAATAGTCCTGTTATTGCCAGAAGCTTATTTCCCTTTTCTCTTCAAACAATTGTGACTTGTTCAGTTGATAATCAATGGATGATACAGGGTTGTTAATTATCTGTTTCAACTCATCCACTGAAACACTGTTTGGGTCTGAATCTTCTGTCTGCAACCTAGCAACATAGTATTCTTTTTCCATGAAGTCCTCTGCAGAGTCAATGACACTTTCACCAGCCTCATCAGCATCTGGACAGAATACCACCTTATCAAAAGTATTCAATAGTACCTTCTGTTCTGGTTTCATATTCACACCAAATGTACAAGTAACATTTCTTGTAATATGTTGCCATATCAATACAGTATCCATGATACCTTCCACCACAACCAGAGGTTCATGTTTATTTAGGTTGTCTATGTTAAATAGTGTTGATACATTAGCCCTCAAAGGGTATAACACTTTAGGCACATCCTCTGGATTCAATGCCCTGCCTTCTATGGAAATCATTTCCCTGTTCTCATAAATGGGGATGCACAGCCTGTTTCTGAAGGGTGTCTTCTTACCCTTGTTCTGCTCCAATATGTGAACAGGTGCATACTCTATGTAAGAAATGTCAGTATATCCTAATTGGAAGAATTCAGCAAACTCACGATTGATTCCCCTCCTGTCCAAGTATGCTATAACATCAGGATACTTATAGATATCTTGGTCAATGGAACCTTCAATCCTCATCTTCCATTCACCTATGACAGGAAACTCCCCTCTCATCTTCTCACTCTTCTTTCCTTTTGATAGGAATACCAATGAAGCAAAATCCTTGGATTCAAGCCCCATGTACTCATTGAAATTCTGACCAGTCAAATCCTTGATGAACTTGAATAGGTGTGAAGAGTATCCAGAAGCAAAGTCCTTGCATCTCAGAGAATCCTTATAAATACAGAATGAAGGGTGTTCATCATGCCTGAATGGAGAGGAACAGGAGAAATAAGCTCCCCTGTCCCTCAGCTTGGTCAAACCAAGACTTACCAGAAGTGTATCCAAAGGAGCTACTTGCTCCAACTCTTCTCTTGTAATCATACAGGCAGTCTCTCTACCTTCTCCATATAGAACTTGGTAAGAGTATACCAAAAAAGTTCCTCATTGAAAACCCCCATATCCACATATTTTTGTACCAGTGAATCCAGAGAGGTATATTTTACCAACTGTGAAACCAATGCATCTGTCTTTCCACTCTTCACCACTTTCATTCCCTTGTATACAAATGCATCCATGAGAATCCTTTTTGAATGGTAGAAGAAATCACTTACCCCATATTTCATAATATCTTGTATACAAGTAGCATCCCTTTTCAATACCTTAATCACCAAATCAGAGATTCTCTCTTCTGAATATAAATACAATTCAGATTGCATACTCTCTACAGTGAACAACTCAGCAGTCAAACACCTGTCCAAAAGTTGCAATGCCCTTCTGACTGAACCATAACTGTTGTTAGCTATCATGGACAATCCATTGACAAAGAATTCCTCTGTAGCCTCCACCTCTGGAAACTTGGTGTTCATGAAGTCAAACAAGAATTGAAAGATGGTATCAGGTGTAGGGTTCCTGAAGTTGTAAATCTGGCATCTATCCTTTACTGCAGGGGGAAATGAGTCCAAGTCCATGGTACAAAGAATGATATAGCAATTGGAACGTTTCCTCTCAAGCATATCAAGGGTAGCCCCCTTTCCAGCCTTTGACAACTCCTGTGCCTCATCAATGACCACAACCCTGTTCTTCTCATACATGGGTGCCATGGAGATTGTCTGCTTCAATTTGATAAGTGCTTCCTTATCCATGGAAGAAGCATCATGAATGGATACATCCCCCATAAATCTTTCTTGCATCACTGCCTTGGAGATTGCAGATTCTGGGTTTGGGTCTTTGGTTCCATCACTATGTACAATCGGATTGGGGTCGTTCAGCAATGCAGTAATGATTCTGGATAGGGTTGTCTTGCCTGTTCCAGAAGGTCCTGCAAATATCATCACCTTCGGGAAGTCCATGGTGATTGACCGTTTCTTCATTTCATCAATGATTCCTTTCTGCCCTGCCATCTCATCAAATGAGAATGGTCTGTAGTCCAAGTTAAACATCTGCTTCCTCCCTGATATCACTTTCTTCCACCCTGACAGCATCCTCTACCTCCAAGTATGGATACAGTCTGAAGAATTCCGGTTCATATAGATACTTCACCTCAGTTCCAGCCAACCCCTGACTCTGCTTGAGTACTGATACCTCAAAGATGTCATCCATTATCTGTGTTTCAGGCTCATTGGGGAACAGCATATTAGCATAGTACTTAGCCCTGAATACACTCAGTACAATCCTGCTTCTCTCTGCAAAAGCGGCTGAATTCTTGATTCCATGCAATGACTTTGGTTTAAGCTTCTTGATGCTCTCAACCACTTCAATACTCTTTGCATCCACTCCCCTGTTGGCTTGTACAATACAAACGATATGTACATTCTGCCTCTTGGCTATTGCACTCAGTCTATTCATTGACTGCTCAATCTCTGTTGGTTTCTCCCCCATGTCAGTAAGCATTGTAGCAAGGTCTAACGTACATATCAAGTAGTCAACCCCCATTTTCTTCTTAGCTTCCTTTATCAACACTTCCACATCTTTTGTAGAAATACTGGGGTTGTCCACAAGAAAGAACTTGTTGTCTTTTCCTACATATTTGCTCATCTCGTTATCCAGAATATCAAAGGCAACCTCATTGAATGAGCCATCACTCTGGGTATGAAACATGGTTGTTGAAGTCCTTTGCCTCATGGCCAACAATCTATCCATGGTACTCATCTCATCCATTTCCATGGATATATACAAGCATGGTATCCTCTTGTTTATCTGCTTAGAAATAAGGTTGAGGGCAAACATGGACTTGCCGATTCCAGTAGCACCAAAGATGGTGGTTATCTGACCAGCGGCAAACCCTACTGTGAATGCCTTGTCAAGAAAGGAATCACCTGTAGAGAATTTGCTGTGGCCTTTCATCCTATCCACCAACACACCACGATAGGTCTTTCCTAATGCTTCCATGGAACGCAACATACTTTCCTTGCCTTGAATCATATCAAGGTTGGTCTGTATCTCAGTTACCAAGGATTCTAGTTTCTCAATATCCAACTCACCCTTTGATGAAGTGTTTATCAGAACATCTTTAAGAAGCTTTTCCTGTATCTGGTTCTTGGCAAAATTCTTCTTCAGGTTCTTGAAATAAAACTCAAAGTTTTCCAGCTGATAGTCTTGGGAACGGAGCATCTCCAGATTCTCTTTGGTGATTCCATTGTTCCTCTCATTGCCGTTTGCTACCAAATCATTGACTGAAATATCAATGTTGGATTCATGCAGGAATTGCATGGTAGCCAGAATATCACTTGCCACAGAGGATATGAAATAATCCCTGTCGAATTTATATATCAACTCTGGGGAGTCCCAGATACAATTGAGAACCTGTTGTTCAAGCTTTACAATTCCTATCATTCCTCACCCCATAATGTATCTGGATTGAAATCATTCCTCATACTGTAGGAAGTACCAAAGTGAAATGGGTCTTTGATTGACCTCAACATAAGCTTCTTGATGGAAGTACCAAATACAGATTCATCTATTTCCTCCAATGAATAATTGCTGGTGAAACAAGTAGCCTTACCCTGTATCTCCAATCTGGTTCTCAGAAACTCATCCAAGAAGGGAATCTGATATCCACTCTTGAAGATGGTAGCCTTCTTCCTGTCGAATGAATCATCTATAATCAGAAAGTCACAATCCAAATACTTCTTCACAACAGAGGCATTTTCATCATTCTCAAACGTACCACTGGATAGGAGTTTCGTGAGTGTATTCATCAATATGAAATGAACACTCCTTCCCTGCAAGAGAATCTCTTTTCCCAATATGGAAGCCATGGTTGTCTTTTGTGTACTGTTCTCATGACTCCAGAGATAAAGGTGTACATTCTTGTACCTGTCGAAGTTGTTTGCATACTTCAGCATCTTGTCTATCTTGTCTGTATCAGAGCCTACATAGTCTGAGAAGGATAAATCCCTAGCATGAATAGGAAGGTCTGATGATTCCATGAGGAGCATAATCTTCTTCCTCTCTTTGTACATCTTCCATTCCTTTGTCTCAACATAGAGAACTTCTCCATCAACTTCTCTCTTATCATACTTCTTGATTCTCACTTCATCATCAATGTAAGAAGTTATCATCACATCTCACCTACATTGTCAAAGTTCTTTTTAAGGATGCTCTTGATTTCATTCTGCAGATATTCCTCCAAATCACTGATTACATCCCCATCCTCAATTTGTCCTACAGTCCTTACCAGAAAACTGTCAGGCTCAAAGGAAACCCTCACGTCTGCAACCCTGCCTCTCTTGGTAAGAATATCCTTCAAATAAGTGATGGTAATCTCCCCTAGGAATGGGAAGGTGATGGATTCATTATCTGAATAATTCATGAGTGTTGCATACAAAAAACCCTCAAAGACAGACTGCACTTGTTCATGACTCAATCCTGTGAGTAGATGAATCCTATGCACCATATCCTTTTCGGGCTTGGACATTTTAATCATGGCATACCTCCTAGTCGTGGTATTATACATTATACCACCTTTCTAGAATGTTAGCCAAATATTCTTGTCTTGAATTCCTCTGGGCTTACCTCAACCAATTGAACGTCCTTGGGGAGAGTCTCCCTCATTTCCTGAAACTGTTCTCTGGTCATTTCCTTCCCATTCACTTTCACTACTTCTTTCTCTTCACTCATAAGTTTCCCTCCACGGCAAAGCCGTATCGCTCTGCCATTTCATTGATAAGATTCTGCTTGATTTCCTGTACCAGAATCTTTTTATCTTCCTCTACAGAGCCTGTAGATGATTCACTGTCGTCCTTCCAGAAATATCTTGGTGCCCCTTTGAAATGTTGCAGTGCATTCCATACAGCACCAGAGTTGGAGTCTGTTACGTCCTTGGCAAATTTGCCCATTTGACTTAATTTCCAATTAGCCCCATCATTATAGACAATCTTCCCCTTGGTATGCTCCACCTTCTTCTTTCCACTGGTCTGCCTGATTTCCTGCAATGACTTCAAGTTGTTCTTCATGAATATGTTCTTACCAGCCTTCACCCTACCAGATTGAATAAGTGAAATATACGTCAAATAGATTTTTATATCAATATCCACGGAGAGTTTTTCACAATTGAATCCATTCTCTCTGAGGAACTGCTGAATGGTTGATGACTGATATTGGTCGAATGTAACCAAGTCAATTTTCAGCTTCCCCAAATCCCTCAAGTCCTTGATGAACAAAAGCACTGCATACAAATTGATTCTCTCTTTCTCTGGGGATAATGCAATGGTGAAGTCAGTCACATAGATGATTTCCCCTCCCTTGGTAATCTCAGGATGCACCATGGATATGGAAGCCATGTCCTTGGTTTCTGCCAAGTCAACATGGATGTATCTCAACTCTGTTGGGTTTCTGTAGAACTCATATCCACCCTTGTAGGGAATAAAAAAGTCATCCTTGATTGTATCCCAAATCAGTCTGCTTGAGGACTTGCTTGAAGGTGCAGTAATACTGGTATAGATGTTCCTCAACTGATAGCTGAACACATTCTCAATGACTGACTCATCCCTCAGCAACAGCCCAGAGGAGCCTGAAGGCCAGCCACAGATATCCTTCACTGCCTTCAACAAGTCATCCTCAAACAATCCCTTTACATCTATCGGCACATTATAAACTTGGTCTTCTGGATACTTGTTGATTGTCTCATCAGTAAGCAGTTCCGGTGGTTTTCCACTATTGCCCCTGAATACTGGAAAGGTGTCCCCTGTCTCTTGCCATATAGGATAGTTCTTAGGAAGGAATTCCCACTGGTCCTGTAACAATGTAGTTTCTCTTATCCTTATATGCCTCACCCTCAAAGATGTACTTGTCAATGGGGGATAATTCTATATCATTAGGGGAAGAGTCTATGACTGTTCCAGCAAAATACTTGTATCCAAATCTTGAGTGGACACGCTTCTTTGAGTCCTGATAGATTCTGTTGATGTACTCAACGGAAAATCCCTTGTCAATGAAGAAGGAGATTTCTGATAAGGTTGCAGTAATCATATTCAACCCCAAGATACCTGATGGAGAACTTGTCACTATATAGTGGACATCATTGTAGAACTGGAATACACCCATCCTTCCAGCAGTAGTGAAACATATCTCATCAGGATATTCCTCTTGCTTGAAATTAAGCCTCTCCTCCATCTTCACCCTTCTGAATCTGGGTGAGGAAAGAAGAATCTGCATGAACGGTTGCACCAACAGCTGTTCTGCCTTGTCCATGGTGAAAGATATCAATGCTTGGACTATTGAGGTAGCCTTTGACAGGTCGAAGAACTTCTTCGGGTCTCTCATAGCCCATAGGTTGACTGTAACAAACAAAGCCCATAAGGTGGCAGTAAATGACTTACCTATACCAATACCACCAGCCAGTATAAGATTCCTATATGCGGAATCTGGTTCCCAGTACTCTGTCAGTATCTTGTCTACATGAGGATACACATGCTCTGCAGTAGGTCCTATCCAATCAGAAGTAAGGAACTCCTTCATGGTAGGGGGTTTCACCCTGTAGTGGATTCTCCACATGTTTGCAAGCAGATAAGCCTTCTCCTTGTCAGAGAGGTTCTTATCTGCAAGAAGGAGGTTGAATGATTGCTTTATTTCCTTCCCAGTAAGCAAGGAAAACTCTTCCCTCTGGGCAACAGACTCATCACCTTGAACCAAATCCTTGGTAAGATATGATGCATTTACTATATTAGGATTCGTTATAATTTTACCCATCTACTATAATAGTAGTAGGTAAAATGAGTTACTCTTTTGTTCTGGAGGAAATTAGAACTACTTCCTTGGTATTTTTAGTAACCATCCTCTGTTTGCATTCATCACAAATATAATATTGTATATTATCACTAAGACTGGTTCCAATTAATCTCAGCTTTCCACCACACTTACACAACCCACTATCTGCCTTTACTCTCACAGCTACCCCCTTTATTCAGTAGGACGTTCATCCATCCACTGTTGATACAGGTTGGTGACAATCTCCTGTCCCTCTTCAAAGGTGTCAACATACCCCTCTTGGGACTGACGACTATATCTTGAAAATTGACACTCTCCATTTGGTCTTCTTCTGCCAGCCAATTGATAGATTCTCCATCTCCAGACAACCTTGCCCTGTACCTTTCTTGGAACAACATCAAGGATGATTCCACTTCGTCTGGTGCTGATTGCCTTATATAGGGTTTGGTCATAGCCAGTAAGACCATCATAATCACCCACCATTGCTCTAGTAACTTCCATTACCTCAAACGGTTTGAATTTCTTCATTATTGTTTCACCTCCTCAACCCAACATTTCCTACCACACTCACACCAGAAGGCATGAGCTAAAATGGTCGCAGTCTCTTCATCAAATGCCAGTGGAGTGTATGGCCCTTTCTTTGGGGCAAACCCTTTAGTTGACAGCATCCTGAAGTATCCCACATCCCCTTCCTGAACCACCATAAACTTCTTATCATCCATTTTTGGACTCCTTTGGGGTTTCCCCCTGACAATTACATTCTACAAGATTATCAAAATAAAGTCAACTACTTACCCAATGAATCTCACTAACTACCACTTGTGGCCTGTGTGGGGGAATATAAAAAGACTGCATTGCTTCCTTGAATGCATCCACACCTATGGAGATGGTTTTATTATCATCCTGTATATGAATCATTATGGTTTTCAATCCAGCATCACACATATCAAGAAATACCTCTGAGTCCAATCCCCATCCATGGTACTTCTTCAAGTAATGCTTGGAACGGATTCTCTCACTGAAGAATGTCTTTTCCTTGATGTTGTATTGACCTATTATCCTTCTCTTTCCCTGCTCTTCCAGAATGTATACAAGTCTGGTACTCTCAGGCAATGCACTGCTCTTGAGATACCCAAAGGACTTCACAGCTGGTCTGATATTTTCCATACCAATTCACCATCCTTGTATGATGGATACCACTTCATGTAGTCAACAGCTTCTTCAAACGTGTCGAATTCCCCGAAGGGTTCATAGTTCATAAGCCAATACTTTCTGGTATCAAGGCTCTGGAGTATGGTTATCACATGGGCTGTAGCAAAGGGTTTATTTGCATTCAGTACTATACATTCCCAAGCAGTATAATCATTAAAGAATCCCCACAAAGACCATTGTCTTGCAAAGTCGTCACAATCCCTGTCTGAAATCTTGGAAGAGTCAAAGAAGGTATCTGGGTCATCAGTTCTATCTAAAAGTCCATTCAGCCTATCAGGTAGGTAAACCATTGAATTGATTTTATCATTCATTTCTTCCATGGAACATTGATAGATACTTTTATCAGAAGGTTCTTTAAACGGATTTTTCCTTTTTCGTATGACAACATATAGTGACAATGCAATATGAATAACCTTTGTGGGGATTTTCATGTCTACTCCTGTGCTACTGGGAACCCATTCTGTTCTGCAGTTTCTCTTGCCACCTTGAATGCCTCATTGAGGGTACTCCTCAACTCTTCGGCAGTCACAGTGCTTTGTTCTACGGTAATATCCAACTGTGCCTTTCCCTTGGCACTGGTTGAAACATTAATCCTTACTCTCGGCAATCCCTCGTCCATCGTTATCCTCCTCTGAATTTTCAGCAAGCAATTCTGCATACTTGCCAGTAATCTCTTCAAGCCTTTGTTCAAGTCTGGAATTCTCATCCCTTAATGATGCAATAATCTCTTCCTGATTCTTGATATCAATAGTGAGATTTGCCACCAAAATAACAAGCTCCTCAAATTTAGGAATCTTCAAATAGTCACCTCCTCATAAATGGTTTCTGCCTTATGCTTCATTCCATTGACAATGTACTTCACTGTCCCATACTTTATCCCTGTAGTAGCAGAGATGGTAGTCATGGGCATCCCTTCAACATAATAGTCAAGAATCAATTTCTCTCTGTCACTGCAAACTTCCCTGAGTTTTTGGATGGTGGCTTGTACATTGGCTTTCTCTATCTGGGAAGCAAAGGGGATTGAAGCTTTCATGATATCCTTGGATGATATCCTATTCCTCTTCCTTTCCAATAAATCCATGGAAGGTGCCATGGCAAGCATATCAATATCAACAGTGTTGAAAGCCTTGTTCCTCTCTTGTGATAATTTTCTCACTATCCTCTTGATGAAAAAATAGAATATGGTCATAAAAGAAATTTCAGGATGGTTGACCTCATCATAGTAAGAGATAGCCTCTTCAAATGAGAACCAAGCATCCTGATAGAAATCATCAAAGTCATAGGTGACACCAAAAAGCCATTTGTACTTGAATGAGTTTTTCCTTACCATAGGCTCAAACTTCTTCCAAAGTTCCAACTTGGCTTCCTGATTTCCTCGTTTTATTTCACCAACTAGTTCAGCATCTGTCATTGGATTCCTCCTATGATAGCAGTATAGGAGAATTATGATTCAATGTCAACCACTGGTTCCTCCAAGAGGATGTCAATGGTCTGGACTTTTCGTACAAATGCTTCTGCTATGACTTGGGTTGGCATGATATATACTGGTTTTGTAGTAGTGTTTCTTAGAAAGAACGTCAACTCATTCTTGCCAAATGAACATTCCCCTGTAATAAGAATTGGAGAACCAATAACCTCTACACCCATCTCAGCCTGTTTCTGACTGGAAACAACCATTAACTCATAACCAGAAGGAACCTTGATGGTGTTCAGTACTGTTGCCTTTACAGGGATGGACTGAGGTGGGAGTCTTATTGTCCCACCAGAGAATAGAAATACCCCACCTGATGTCTCATTCATAAACCCCTGAGTAACATCAGTACATACAATAAATGCCTCTTTCTTCGTTGCCATTATGCTATCTCCTCTTCCCAATATTTTCCGAATCCCCAAGTAGTGGGGTTTTCCTTGTCTCTTGGATTTGCCAAGTCGAACTCACATTCCATGATTACACCCCTATATTCTGGGTAATCCCTTTCAAACTCTTCTTTCAATATCTTGTATACTATCTTCAATTCATCCTTGTGTACATAGATGTCAACTGCATCATGAATCATGCCAAACAGGAAGGACTTCAGGTTGTTCTCCTTAAACCTTCTATGGATGTTTACCATGGTTCTCATCACACAGGAAACCTCAAAGTTTTGTACTACTGAGTTGATGGATATGTTCAGCAAGTTCTTTATGAATTTGGTGTCATCATCCTTCCCAATGTACTGAAGCTGTGGCAACAACCTTCTTGCACCATGCACAGACCTAGCATATCCATTCTTTCTGGCATTCACATGACTCATCTCCAAGAATCGTTTCAATCCAGCATAGGATTCAAAGAACTGGTCATAGATGCATTTTGCCACATCTAAGAAAATATCATTGGATGGTTTTATCTTATTGTCCTTCAAGAAAGTCTCACAGGCTTCCTCTGTCCACTCCTTCCTGATTACATCATTGGCAAATGCAAAAGGACTGCCTCCAAACAGGAATTGGAAGTTTGTCTTCTTTCCTGTCTGTCTCTGCTCCTTGTAAGGATGCTGACCCTTTACTTCAAGAAACTCCTCAAAGGTCATATCCCTATGG